CACAGGTACATGCTTTAGTAAAAGGAAGAAAAATTTATAATCCAAATTTAGATGGAACATTAACAGGTGGTTCTGGCTCTCATAGAGCAGATACAAGTTCAACATGGGAATATTCCGATAATCCTGTTTATCAATTATTAGATTATTTACGAAATAGTCGTTTTGGTATGGGTATTGCTAATAGTTATTTTGATTCTAATTTTGCAGATTGGCAAACTGCTGGCGATGTTTGTGATGCTAATATAACTCCTTATTCTGGTGCAAGTCAGATTGATTTAATGGATAGTCATGCAGTTGTTGATACTTCTAAAAAAGCAATACAAAATGTTAAAAATTTTTTAACAGGGTGTAGAGGTTTATTAAATTATACAACAGGGTTATATAAAGTATTAGTAGAAACCACAGGTAGTGCTACTATAACCTTAACTGAAGATAATATTATAGGTGGGATTCAAGTATCTTCTAAAAATAAAAATTCACGATTTAATAGAGTATTAGTTGCTTTTATTAATCCAGATAAAAATTATCAATCTGATGAAGTACAATATCCACCTATTGATGATTCTGCTGAAGCAAGTGCAGATCAACACGCAAATATGAAAACTGCTGATGGTGGTATAGTTTTAGAAGGACGATTTGATTTTCCTACAATAACAAGTCCTTATCAAGCAAGAGAAATGGCAGAAATAATATTACGAAGATCAAGGTCAAGTTTAGATGTTTCTTTAAAAGCTGATGGTAATGCGTTAGAATTATCAATAGGCGATATAGTAAATATAACTCATGCTAGTACAGGCTTTTCTGCAAAACCTTTTAGAGTTCAAGCAATGACTATAGCAAGTGATATGACAACAAGTTTAACTTTATCAGAACATCAAGATTCATATTATACTTTTGGAACACAAACAGCAGTAGCAACAATACCAGATACAACCTTACCTAATCCTTTTAGTGTTTCTCCTCCAGCGAGTGTTACTTTAACAGATGAATTAATTTTATATAATGAGGGAACTGCTTTAACAAGATTAAATATTACTGTTGGTGCAAGTCCAGATAAATTTACTCAATATTATCAAATTGAAACTAAATTAAGTACAGAATCAGCTTTTAAAATAATAGCAAAAGGAACACAATTAAAATATGAAATGTTAAATGTTATTGATGATAAAACTTATAATGTAAGAGTTAAATGTATTAATGGATTTGGAGTTAGTTCAAGTTATACCTCCGCAAGTAGATTAATTGTTGGTGCTACAGAACCACCAGCAGATGTTTCAAATTTTTCTGTAAATATGCAAGGCTCAAATCAAATGCAATTAAATTGGGATGCTGTTGCAGATTTAGATGTATCGTATTATGAAATTCGTTATCAAAATGTAACAACAGGTGGTCAATGGAATAAGTCAAATAATTGGTTACAAGTTCCTAGAACAAGTGGAACAACAAAAACTACTAATGCCAAAACAGGTGCTTTTTTAATTAAAGCAGTAGATAAGTTAGGAAACGAATCAAATAATGAAACAATAATTTATTCTAATATATCTGGTTTACAAGCATATAAAAATATTTCTACACTTACTGAAGATATTACTTTAGGAACTTATGATAGTGATGTGGCTTTAACTGATTCATCTGGAACTAATTCTATAGTGTTAGACACCATTACAGATTTTGAAGATACTGTTGGAAATTTTGATAGTGTTTCTGGGAATTTTGATTTAGGGGGAACTGATACAACTTCTAATCCAAATAACTCAACTGCTAATATAGATAATGAAGGTTTTTATACTCTTAATTCTACTTTAACTTTGACAGGTATATTTGATGTTTCATTTACTAAAAATTTAACAATAGACCAAATATCTGATCCATACGATTTATTTGATTCTGGTCGTGGTTTTACTAATTTTGATGATGCTCCAGCACCTTTTGATGGTAATGACCCAACCAATGCTAATCAAAATTTACAAGTAGCAAGTTCAACTACAAGTTTAGGAGATTGTACTAACTTTTTTAATATGAATGCGACTACAACTTATAAAGGAAGATATTTTAAATTTAGATTAAAATTATCAAATAAAAATAACAAAGTTAAAGGATTTGTAAGTGGTATATCTATATCGGTTGATTTAGAAAAAAGAACTGAAAGCGATAATGATGTTGCAAGTACAACAGGAACAAAAGTCATAACTTATACTAATGCCTTTTATGAAAGTCCAGCAGTTGGTATTTCTGCTCAAAATATGGCAACAGGCGACACCTATACAATAAGTTCAAAAAGTGCGACAGGTTTTTCTATTGCATTTACAAATTCATCAGGGAGTGGTATTAATCGCACATTTGATTATGTTGCTCAAGGTTATGGGTTGAAATCATCTAGTTAATAATGATATAGAGGTATTATGAGTCAAGTTTCAGATGTAAGTATAGCGAATCAAGGTTTCTCAGCCTTTCGTACAGAATTAAATAATATTTTAGGTGCAATAAACACTACTCATATTGGGAGTTCTGCTCCATCAAGTTTGGCACAAGGTAGTTTGTGGATTGATACATCTGCTGGTGCTACAGGTTGGATTTTAAAATTATATGATGGCTCAGATCATATTGCTTTAGGCACAATTAACTCAACAGCAAATACTGTAGATTGGACAGATAGTTCAGTAACATTTGATATTGTTAATGACACAAGTCCTCAACTTGGTGGCAATTTAGATACTAATTCACATAATATTATAATTGATGATGCTCATTTTATTTCTGATGAAAACAATAATGAACAAATTATATTTCAAACAACTGCTTCAGCAGTTAATGAATTAGAAATAACGAATGGTGCGACAGGTAATGCACCAATATTAGGAGCAAGTGGTGAAACGAATGTTGATTTACATATTAAACCAAAAGGCTCAGGTGAAACAATTATTGGATCAGGTGGTGCGGCGGCTACTTTAACAACAAGTGGTACTTATGATTTAGTTTTAGATACTAATAAAGGAACTAATTCTGGAAATATAACTATAACTGATGGTGCTAATGGCGATATTGATATTACTACTAATGGTACAGGAAAAATTAAATTTAATGATTTAGCTTATATTCCTCAACAAGCATTAACATCTTCATCAAATGCTGTTGCTTGGGATACACAAGCTAAACCAAATGCTTATCATTTAACAACAGAAAATACGACTTTCTCTGCTCCGACTAATGCTGTTGAAGGTGCTTTTATTTGTTTAGAAATAAATTTTGATGGCTCTCACACTATTGGGTGGAACACTATTTTTGAATTTGCGGCTTCAACCGAACCAACTGAAACTGCAACAAATGGTAAAACTGATATTCATGTATTCAGATACAATGGTGCTATTTGGCAAGAAGTAGGTAGAACAATGAATTTAAGTGAGAGTTAAAATATGTATGCAATAGTAGAAAGTGGTAGCATTACCCAAACATTTAATAATCCTAAAAAATTAGTTATTAACGATATTCGGTATTCAACTAAAATTTATTCTTTATGGTCAGTAGAAGAAAAAAAAGCGATTGGGTTATATGAAGTAGAATATGATAATACTAATAAAAAAGATGAAGAATGGTATATTAATACAAATCAAACATTAGCTTATGATTCTAGTGGTGATAAAGTTGTTGCAAGTTATGGTACAGCAACAGCTAAAAAAATTGCTGATACCTTATGGACATCTCAAGATAAAACTGATGGTGTAATTAGAGATGGCGAAGATGTAGGAGATGTAGCAACTAAAGGTTTAAAAACAATTAAAAAAGAAATGATAAACAATCAATGCGAGGGTATTTTAAGACCTAGTGATTGGCGAGTTATCAAAGCAAAAGAAACAGGTGGTACAATGAATAGTGGTTGGAAAACTTGGAGAGCAAGTGTTAGAACAAAATGTAATTCTATGCAAACACAAATAGATAATGCTAGTGATGTTGATGCTCTTGCTGATTTGTTTGCTTATAGAAATACAGGCACAGAAGAAAATCCAGTTATAGAACGAC